TTTTTCCATTCTGGCAGTTCACTCATCGACGTGTGCTTGTATTAACATCGAGTACATCATACACTGTATATTGGAAAGTTACACTTGCAGTAAAATAATTATTATCTGATTGTGTTACATCAAATGATAGAGTTGACAATGATACAGGGAACAAATCTCTAAATGTAACATCGAAATTTGCCTGATTATTATTGTTTAATACTTGCAGAGTTCCATCGGATACTAACGTTTGAGCACGATCACTCTCCAACCTATCTTTCCTATTATCTTCAATCCATTTGAATCTAGTTTCATATTCATCTGGAGTTGAAATTGCTCGCATCCAGTTATAAATCTGCATATAATTTTCTAGATTTTCATCAACAATGAATTCTATTTGCAGATTTGCATACGTTGCCTGACCATCGGGAATCGGCAATTGCACAAATCCTGGAGTAGGAACTACCAGTTCAGAGATAGACATGGTAGGAATCTCTGCTCTTTGACAAAGAAAACTAACCTTCCTTGCCTTATCAAGTAGGAATACAAATCCTATAGGTGAAAGGTAGTTTTTATTTGTTAATTGATCAGCATACCAGTTTGCCATTAGTCGCGCTGTCTCCAGTCGTCAGGTTTATCTCTTTGGAACCAATCTACAATTTCATCGGCACCTTCAAACCCCGTTTTGTAATTAGATGGGTCGGGGTCTCCTAATCCCATCTTATTCATAAAATCATCCATAGTCCCCTCTTCAATATTTTGAGCGGCATGGCGACGTGCCTTGTTTAACCAGTCTCTTGCTGTTGTATATGACTTGGCGAGTTTTTCTGCCCAAATCATATCTTCTAGGGGAACTTGTTCTTTATTTGCAATGCACCTACAGATAGACTCCAAACGAAGTCTGTACTTAGTCGATAGCATAAATCTACACCAGATACAGTGTTATTTAGATTCTAACATTGAGGCAAGTTCTTCGGTTTTGTTCCATTCAGCATATGCAGAATCAGAGCGATCCATGAGAATGCTTAGAATGTCTTCGCGAATTACTTCATTAGAAACATAGTCATCGAGATACCTATCAAGTGCTTCTTTAAGATATCTTTTACGATGCCACTCTGGTGAGTATGGTTTATAATCCATGATGTAAGGTTCAGAGTAAAATTATTTAGCACAAAAAAAGAGGGGTGTCAAGACCCCTCAAGTAAACTTCCTTCACACGGTAGTTTTATTTATAAGGTTTATTTCATAGGAGTAACCTCTTACAAATTTTTTTACACTGTGTCTGGTTTAGAATATCGCACTCAATCAAACACTCGTAATAGTCATTAATTTTTTGATTTTCGATGGTCAATTCATCTACAGTGTCTTCAAAATGACGCCATTCATCGAGTTGATTGCGCGAAGTGATGTTGTGCATGATCACCTCCATAACGTTTATCAATAATGTAGAAGGGGTTTGGATTCATTTTTCCACCTCGCTTAATTCCACTACTATCTATTCGTTATGTTAGCAAATTCTGACTCCTTGAATTAACTCTTATTTTTTGTATAGAAGACTACACAAAGTAATGTAAACAAAAAAAAGAGACCCCGTAGGGTCTCTGTGAGATATGTGAAACGATATCACATGAGGTTTGCAACTTGGACTCTTCTGTAGTACTTGTTGCTGTTTGCAGTCAGAGCGCCAGAACCTTGGGTCAGACCTTGTGCGAAGGGGTTCGAGACCATGCCGTAGCGAGTCTTGAAGCCGATCTTGGGCTGGAAGGTGTTGGGGTTGATTGCACGAACCTGCTGGAGAGGAACGTAAGGGCAGTAGAACAGACCTGCGTCATATGCGCTGGTGCCCTTATAACCTGCAACGTAGTAGTGCTTATCAGCAACGTTAGCAGAATAAGGATCAACGTAGACCTTAACGCGACCGTTCAGGGTGCCAACCAGGGTAGAGGAGGTGTCATCAGGGATGAGACCGTTGTTACCAGACAGAGCAGGAGCATAGTCCAGAACGCCTGCCATACCGAGAGCAGAAACAACATCAGCAGAAGCGATCAGGATGTTGCCCTTCCCGCGACGAGTTTGCTGACCGATTGCATTGCAGTCACGCTCGATTTGGAACAGGAGACCCTTGAACTTCTCAACAGACCAGCGACCGTTGGAGTCAACATCGAGGTCGAACTTACCAGCAGTAGCAGTGTTGTTTTGAGCACCAGCAACAGCGTTGGTGTAGATGGTTCTAACGACTTCTCTGTTGATCTCAGCGAGGATCTCAGTAGAGAGGATGTTAGCGAGCTCTTGCTCAGCATCCAGACCATGAATCGCCTTCAGGTCTTGTGCCATCTCGATGCTGTATTCTGCCTTCAGAGCGCGTGCGCGTGCTGTGACAGTTACCTTCTCGATCGAGAATCCCATCTCACGGAACTCGCTACCAGAAGTAGCATCGTCCAGAGCTTCAGCAGTTGCAGTGGTCATGCCAGTTGCATCTGCAGTCTGCTCATAAGTTCCAGCGGGGGAATCGTTAAGCAGTGCAGGGTTGGTGCCCTCTGCATCGTTGTTCGCAGAGCTAGAAGCGCCAGGATCGTAGGAGGTGCCAGCACCACCAGAGAAACCTGCGTTAGGCTCGTTGAAGAATGCTTCGTCGTAACCAGACTCAGCAGGACGACGCTCGGAACCGTAGTTCGTACGCATCGCGAAGATCAGACCAGTAGGACCAGTCATGGGTTGAACGCCAGCAATATCATAGGCGATCAGTTGAGGCATAGAGCGTCTGATCAGAGAGATCAGAACGGGGTCGAAACCAGCGGTAGCGCCAGTAGCAGTATCGCTACCAGTGTAACCTGTAGTTTGCAGAGTCTCTGTCAGGATAGCAGACTCTTCGATTTGTGCTTTTTCTTGGTTTTCAAGGAGTTGTGCAACGACGCCGCGCTTATGAGAATCTTCGATCTCAGGGCAAGATTCGTGATTCAGAACGGGTGCCCACTTCTCCTGGAGTTGACGTAAAGACATTTGTATCTCCGAAAGTAAGTAGTTTTAATTATTTGGACCAGCGAGCAAGCGCATCCACATACTTCGACATGGTGCCACTCGTTGTGCTTTCGACAAGGGGTTCGGATGCTTCTTCGGTGGGTTCGCTTGCAGACTCTGCAAGTTCAGCCTTTCTAGTGAAGTACGATTCCTTGATCGTTTCGACCTTATTTCTAAAGTCTTCTTCAGTTTCAAACTCAACACCCTCTGCCAAAGAAGCGAGCTTCTCTTTCTGGGTCTCTGCGAGACCAGCGGCACATTCGTTCACAATTTCCATTTTAACAAACTCGCCAATACGCTTATTCAGAGCGACATTAGCGTCGATTTGTTCGTTGAGCTTTGTTTCCATTTCATCAAGTTCACCTGCCATTCCATCGAGCAGGTTGAACTTCTCTTCAGGAACACTGAAATTGTGCTCCATGAAAAGACCTTTTAGACCGTTGAAGAACGACTCTGCCATCTCAGTCTTAATGCCGTGCTCGATCTGGAGAGCATTCTCCTTCATCCAGTTTTCGGCGGCATAAGTCAGATAGTCGTCTACCTTCTCGGCCAAGCTTGTTTTGATGCTTTCGACTTCTTCAGTCAGAGTAGCTTCAAATGCCTCTTGCAACGCTTTTGCTTCATCATTGACGCGAGCAGTTACTGCTGCTTCAAAGATTGTTGCTGCGCGGAGTCTGAATTCTTCTGATAATTCTTCACCAGCGACAAGAGCGTCAACATCCTCACTGAAGTCGTACTTGGTTTCAGCGATGGTTTCTTCTTCGCCATCTTCAGTGTCCTCCATTTTAGCGGATGCTGCAGATGGTTTGGTTGATAAGGATTTAGAACCTTCTACGCTTACTGCTGCAGCAGCAGATGCGCCAGCGTTCTTTGTGCCTTTAGCGCCTTCCATCGAATCGGAAGTAACATCAATTACTTTTTTTGCACCACCTTTAGAAGTATCAATCTTCTCACCAGGTTTTGCATTCTTAGTAACTGCGTTCGAGCCTTCGGTCACTTCTTCCATATTATCAAGTTGGTTGTCGAGGGTCTCAGACATTTCTAGGTCTCCGTTATACTTTGCGTTGTCTATGTTTATTTATAAATTAAGAACCTTACAAACTCTTCAGAAACTTCTCAAACGCGGAAACTTTGCGCTCTTGAAGGTTGATTAAGGTTGCTTGGTCGATTTCCTGTTTGATTTCTGCTACTGCAGATTCTTTAAGGATACCGTTCTCCCATACCCACTCTTTACCTTCCATAATTCCATCAACAAATGCATCAGGAGCAGAAGGATCTGCTACAATATCAGCAGCAGTTGCGAGCATAAAGTCGTCGCAAACAACATTACAATTCTCTTCCTTGCGGATAGAACCCATGCCTCTGGATGAAACACCCAGTTTGACACCTTCATCAAGGAGGTTTTTAGCGATTTGCCCCATGGGAGTATCGAGCAACTTCGCTTTACCGATGAAATTATTACCATCTTCTTTAAGATCGAGAATCTTATGCG